CTGCGCCCAAAGCATTGCAATCTGACCGGCGTAATGGTAATCAGTGCCCAGCCCCAGCACAAAGCCCCAAAGCCCGGTCGAGCGCATATCGAACAGTTCTTCATTCGCCGCCCCGGTGTTCGGCGTGAGCCAGTAAGTTGTACCGTCACGCTTCAGCTTTCCGCCGTCAGCTGTCGATCCAATATAGTTAATCAGTTCTTCCCAATCATCAAGCGTCGGAACTTTCCAGCCTTCAGGACAAAAACCCGGCGTCATTACCTGTGAGTGAGTATACAAACCACCGTATGGCGTCCGGTTATCTTCATCGTCGTACATAACACGCGATCCCGGCGTGTCAGCATCATAGTTCAAACACATCCATACCTGCGTACCAATGGTTAATAACTCGCAATATTCATACGTCGGTTCTATGGTCGGAAGAATGATCGCCGGGCTGAAACCGGATGAAGATATGGCGCGCGATCCGATTATGATAGTGATCTCAACGTCATAACCGTGCGTCATGTTATTCAGTACTTCCCACGATCCGGGTTCAACACGGACAGCACCCCAGCCAGCGTCGGTTAGTATATAAATTTCACGGGCATTCATTATCGTTCGTACTGCCGTCGTCTGATCTTCAGTCATCTGCGTCGAGCCGATCCGCATTTTCTGACGGCCAAGCGTGCGATAATTTTCGCCCTCAGTATCAAAAAATATTGAACCGGAAGCAAACAGCCAGTAATGCCAGCCGTTATAGTACCAGCGAAGATAATAACCGTTACATCGGCGGCTTATCTTTATCCTTGCGTCGTTATATAAACAGTCGGCCATTACGGGGCGGTTATTTCAGCTGTAAAATATGAAGCGAGTGTAGGAATTCCAGCAGGGTCGATCGTGAGTGAACAAACGTGCCCTTCAAGATTACCGGCAGGAACATTCGTCGTCGTCGTCGATAACAGGACGTTCATTGCTGAATATGTCCGTATCGTTACTGTTATTTCGCCAGCTGGTGAGACAAGCGGACGTTCAGGCATGATGAATGAAATATCGAACGGAAGCCCTGCAAAATATACCGGATATTGAAACGAGTTAAAAAACGGGGCACAGTTCAGATCGTCAGCTTCGTATTCATGAAGGTTCGATCCCTGTTCTTCAGACCGGACGGCTTCTGCATAATACCACAGCGGACCGACGGCAGGACTGCCGACGCCTTCACAGACTTCCCAAGCGTTTGATGATCCGTACCAGCATTCACGGTATTCGAGAAAGAAGTTACCCGATTTGTTCGTATCTGCTTCGATCAGGTCTGTATATTCAGTAACTTTTCCGATCGTCGTAACGATACGTAGAATCGCTGATACGTCAAGGTCGGCATAACCAAAACTGTCAGGCGATGCGATAATGGTCAGAGGATTCAGGACGCCGTTAATCGTTAACCGCCCCTCGAAATAATATCCGCCGTGAACAGTATTATCATTGACGTATGTTTCCTGCCGTTCAGGGTCAAGTGCCGTATCCGAAGGGTCGAATCCTGTTATAAACGGAATATCAGTATCAATGATCGTCGTCGTCGATCCTGTTTGAACTGTTCCGGCGTACATCGCATCCAGCGTCTTGTTATAAACAGCAATAACATCACCGTCAGTACCGTCGAACGTTCCGGCTGCAACAGTCAGTCGTAAATATCCGGCGTTGTTTGCTGCAGAAAGAATGTCGTAATCTCGTCGCTGAAACCGGAAATTAACAGGTGATTCGGTTGCCACCCAGCGACAGACGATTTCAGGGCTTACTTGTTCGACGTATTCAGGCGTTGAAATCAGTGTAATCATTATTCGGTTTTTTTACAGGTCGTGTATTGCGTCATCATCGGGTTTGATGTCGTATCTGTATAATTGTTAATTCGGATATAATTGACGATCCATTCTTGGTCAACATCACAGTACAGATAGTCTTTTTCAGCTGTTATCGTCGATCCGACATAATACCAAGTCGTTCTGACAGTACAGACATAACATTCCGTCACGGGCTGTTTGTCGCATGAAAATATCAGCGCAATCAATATCAGGAATAAATATTTCAATGCAGTCGTTTCATGTAATTTATAAATTGTTCCTGATTAACGATACGGGTGAATCCGCCGATGCCGATAAGCAAGTGGCCGTTCTCGTACCGTTTAATGATATACGGTTCAGATGATTTCAGTCGTGATTTTTGAAATCTCGAGAACAAATCTCTGATTAATCGCCTCAATAGTTTTAGCTCGTTCCGTAGTATAAACATCGACGTAAGTTTTATTTCTGAATTGTTTATTGCCGTATTTATTTATGTACCAAGTTACTGATCGTGCTTCCCGTTTCCGACCTTCTTCTGTCGTTGACCTGAACATATTTCGTTTCGCCATCCAAGTGTATATCCTTACGTAAAGCCCGGAATCTTTGTTTGATCTGCGTTTTCCACGACCGTGTTCAAGAACTGACAGCCAATACGGGACGAGAATACCGATCGTGAAATCATTTTCTTCGATCGTGAACTGTTTCATAATTGAATCAGGAATCCGGTTGCCGTAATACGTATTCCGTGTACTGATCCGCTGAATCAGGTCATACATCTCGGGTTTCAGGTTCGGTTTCATAAGCAGGGATCAATCGTCCGATTTTGAAGATAATACAGATCAAGCGGTAATGACCAGCCGATAACGTTGGCGTCATATTTGACTTCAAGCACTCGTACAGCCCGGATCGGAAGGATTGTTTTAAAATACTCGGAAGCGATCAGCCGGGTGATAAAACGTTTGGCAGTCAGAAGCGTTTCGTCAAGTATCGCTTCGTTTATTTCTGCCTTATCTTCCAGCCGGGCTTGTTTCAGTATTTCGACAGTCAACGGCGTGTAATGTTCAATAATAGCATTCGCCCGTACTTCAAGAAGAATATCAGGCGGTTGCAGGATCAGGCTGACGACGTCCAGTTGGTTTGACTGATCCACGTACAAGTTTGCAAGTTGCTGTTGATCGTACAAGACCAGCGAACAACCGGAATCAGTCAATATCGTTTTTAGAATATTTGTTATCATTTCGTTGTATGTGTTGTTGAACCAGCAGTATCGAGCGGATAATGGAAATCGACTTCAAGCAGTAACGGAAGCTGACCGCTTGACGTACTAACCCACGTGTCATCTGTTCCGGTATCTGAACGACGAATGTTACAGATCAGCATCGACGAAATATTTTTTCCTGATCCTGCACCGGTCAGCAGAACGTCAGATGTCATCTGATGTTTATGATCCGTACCATCACAGGCGTCAGAAAGATCAACGGTCTGCATATCTGAAAACGTACCGTTAATATTTGCCCAAGAATAATCAATTTTCCATCCGACGGTCTTTCCGTTTTCAGCAACGCCACGTGATCCGGGCGTCCAGTGCAGATGAACGTAAATATCTTCACCCTGTTTATATGAGTGCGGAAGCTGAATCGTAAATGAAGCGAAATCATTCTTTGCAAATTCTGGAAGATAAACGCCGAGCCCACCGCCGTTCGGGTAGTAAATAACATAATCAGGATCAGCGATGCCCGGACGGTCGAATGATCCCGGCGTGATACGCATATCATCCCAAGCATCAAGTCCTGATCCGACAGGCTGTTTCAGGTAACCGTAACGCTGAACGCCGGATGCAGCCTTTTTCTTTTTCGTGTTAACTTCGAAATATTTACGCTTTGGGTCGGCCATCTTTCAGTTTTGCTTTCTGTTCTTCATATGACAGTTCAATAAATCGTCGCTGATAATCCTGTATTTCTTTTTCACGCATAAAGCGCACAAGGCATTCACGATACGGCGTTTGCAGGACTTCAGAAACGGGGACTTTCATTGAATCCCTCAGATATTCAATGGCGGTCAGTTCAGAAAATATTGACAGGCGTTCGATCCCGGCAGCTAATTCAATCTTGGTCGGCTCACGATGTAACAATTTCTGTTCGCGTTCAACCATTTCGGAGATCAATTTTATCAGGTGTGATGCTAACGGATATAACTCACGAACGGTGCAATTTATGATTTTTTTTCCGAATATTAATGCATGATCTTCATCCCATTTTTTTCCGGTAACGATCGGATAATAGTAACCCGTTACAGTCCTGATGATTACACCGTAGTCATTCGTTTCATCCCGGCTGAAATATAGCCGCTGACCGTAAACGATCGTTCCAGTAAATTCATCGTACGTCTGTGGAATCACGTATCGCCGTCTGCCAATCCTGATCCCGGAAGGCAATGGCATCTGCGAAAGGCCGTCAGATAAACCTTGATATTCTTCATTATTCAAGATCATATCTTTCAGCGTCAGCCGTTCGACTGGTATTATTTTATGTGCCATATTGCTGTTCCCCGGCTTTTTACAGATTCCATAAAACGATAACGTCCGGCGTCAATCAGGTGGTCGAACCCGTCAATCGGTATTCCGGCACGACGATCAGACCAAAGATAGTTTTTAAATTCCTTTGCCAAGTTTGTCGAATCCTGTGTCAGAACGTGTTCATAATCCTGCATCAGACGAAGGGCTTCAGACACAGTCCATTTCGTTTTATCAACAGGGCGTATGTTGAAATCTTTTCTGAGTTCTGCTATCATCCGGGCGTCTGCACAGTCGGCAGTAATCAGGTCGTTACGGCCAACGTGCTGCGATATAAGCGACTTTAGTTCGCCGGGTGTATTACCAGCTTGGTAAATCTTTTCGTCCCAATACATGATACGTCGACGGCTGTCGATCGCAATTTTAACCATCGCATCAGGATCATTGAAACCGAAGTCCAGACCAAACGAGAACGGCAGGGTGGTGTCAAATTCACCATAACGCCAGTTCTGAAATATCGCCCCTTCAAGTTTCCCGGTCAGACCTTCACCGTAAACCTTCCACCAGTAAGGTGAATCCCGGTGTCGCAGTATTGATTCGATAATACGGTCAGACAGGAACGGATTGTCTTTAAATGTTGAATGAATATAAGCGCAATCTTCCGGGTGTTTCTCCATAAGTTCATGTACCCAAAATTCAGCAACAGGATTATAGTCGATAAAAACAAAACGCTTGGTTCGGATTTCCAGCTGGTCAAATACGTCGTAAGGAATACCGTACGCTTCATTGACGAACAGAATATCACGCCGAGCACCTTTCATCCGCTCGGCCTTATCGCCTGAAAAGAACTCGATCAGATTTGTTCCTATCCTATAACTGGAATCAGATCGGTTGTGATTT